GGGTTCGTAAGTTCAATCCAGGCGTACCAACAAGTGTTGCACCACCAGCCGCAACTGTTACTTGACCATTCCCAAGGCTTAATAAATCAATGCTTTGACCAGCAGTTAATCCGAGTGATGTGCCAACAGTTACGGTAACGGCTGAAGCATTATTTAATGTAACCATCTTACCCAAATCAGCAGTCAACAATTGATAGGTAGTTCCTGTTTGTGTGTTGACTACTTGTGCTGTAGTAAAATCTCCAGTAGCACCTGTAGCACCTGTAGCACCTGTAGCACCAGTAGCACCAGTAGCACCTACATTGCCAGCAAGAGAAAAACTCCATATGCTATGAGTCCCAGAACCACCAACCGTATCTACAGTCATGGTTAAGGTAGATAGCGATACCGTAATAACGCCTTCCATGTAGTTTGTTGGTGATGTTGGATTTATTGCTCGTGCTCGTTGACCAGACTGGTATGCGTTTGGAGATGGAGATGAAATGGTAAAAGTTTTTGAGCCAACTCCAATAGTGTTTGATGTAGTAGAAGTAACACCAAAATATCCAGCACCAGCGTCACCAGTAGCACCTGTAGCACCAGTTTGTAAAGTGAAATCAAAGATTGCTGCTGATGATGTTCCAGAGTTTATAACTGCTGCTGTACCTGATGAAACAGTACCTACTGCAATAGTTGCAGCCGATCCTGTAGCACCAGTATTACCAGTAGCACCAGTTGGCCCTGGAGGACCAGTAAGGTCGGTGTAGATGACAACCCATTTTTCTCCATCCCACTTCCATGTCTTACCAGAAGCAGTGTGGAGGTCGTTTATGTTTGGAGAGTTTGGAAAGTCAATTGCCATAATCAATACTTAATGATGTAGTTGAGTGCTAGAAATGGGTTCATTAAACCAAGTGCGGTGTTTGTAAATCCACCGTTGCCTGAATCAAAAGCACCTATATCTGTATTGTGTGAGTGCCCAGCGTCATTAATTGCAACTTTGGGCGTTGCCCCGTAACCAGTCTCTTGCATTGTGTATGTTCTACTCATACCATGAACATGTTCATCAGAACCAACAACTGCGCCATTACTAATTGAAGACCCAGTAGAAGATACTCTTGCTCTTGCGGTACCTGAAGCAGCGTCTGTTACAAAATAGACTCCGTGGGCGTGAGCGCCATTTAATAGTGTATTAAAGTTGCTGTGATAGTGTTCCATGCCATGAGCATGGTCTACGGACATGTTGCCAGATGTTGTATTTGTTGGGTCAATAGAGTGAACATGGGTTGGAAGGTTGCCTGAAGCAATAACAACGCTTTCAGCGCCACCAGTTGCTGCAAGCGCTCTTGTTGTTAGACCAGTTCCAGAACCAGCGCCGATTGGCATACGACTACGCATGTCAGGAACATTAAAAGTAGTTGTACCATCCCCACTGCCGTATGTTGTTCCTATCAGTGCAAACAAGTTTGCATAAGTTGTTCTGCTTACTGCTGCTCCGTTGCAGAGAAGCCATCCTTCTGGCGAAGTTGCTCCAGCGTATGGCATTAATCCGCCGACTGGAATTAGGGGGTAGCCACCAACAACATTGTCATCAGCAACGGCAATGCCTTCTTTAACTGTAAATCTTGTTCTTGCCATTTCTACTCTCCGTCCGTTACAACAGGGTCAGGCTTGACTGTCCATAAATCGGTTGCACTATTTAAATCCCAGTTACTCCACGAAAGAGGACGACCCGATTCTGGGGTTACTGGTAGTTGAATGGTGTTTTCAAGAGGATAAGAAACAGTAGAAGTAATATCTCGCATCTCTTGTCTCCAAATACGCCAATCGTTTTTAATTTCTTCAGAAAGAGGACAGTCTGGCATTTGTGTCCAGTCTGATTCTTTTAGAAGAACATCACGCATTTCACGAAGTGCTTGAGCAAGTTCTTCTTGTGTCTGTGCCCCTTGCCCTGTTGTTGAAAGTGTCCAACCATAAATTTGAATTAACATTTTATAATCCTACCAAACTAGAAATAACTTTAACATATGCACTGGTAGTAGCAGCATCAGTTACGGTTGCCTGAACGAGAACATCAGAACCACTAATAGAAGTAGAGATTGCTAGTGGGATGCGAGTAGCACCTAACTCAATAACACCATACTCGGCAAGGGTTGGCGTAGTTCCGTTGTGAATTAATAGAATCTTTGACACGGTGTATTTTGACCCTTGAGTAACTTGAATAAGGAATTCACCGCTTCTCATGGCTGTCTTATCAAATCTAGTAATTGTTGTAGCGCTATTAGTTGTAAGTGTTGTTTCTTGAACAGAGCCAGATCCACCACCGTTTATTTCTACCCAAACAGAGTCGTAATAAATAAACATTTTACCAGTGTCTGATTCAAACCAAAAAGCGCCAGCAGACGGAGATGTTGGGGGCGTATCAGAAATGGTGATACTTGCTCCAGAAGCAAGAGTATTTGCTACCCACAGCGACCCGTTGTATGTTAAAACTTGTCCTGCTGTTGGATTTGAAAGTGAAACATCATGCAATTCATCTAGTTCATAACCATTTTGGGTGGCAACATAGATAATTCCGTTATTTGTTGCACGAACAACAACGCCAACAAAAACAAGGTGTTCTGGGGCGGTTGGTTTTGTTTTTGTAAACGCACCATCTTCTCCAAGCCATAAAACATCTCCAGAAGCGTACCCAGTAGAAAGGTTAATGCCGTCTACATATCCACGAGTAACTACTGGACCATTTTCTGACGCAGCAATTGGGGAGGCAACCAATCCAACTGTTTTGGCAGATGTTGCATCAGAGTCATTATCTGCTCTTTTTACAGTTGCATGGTCTCCTGTTGCTCCAAAAAGGTAAACAACAGTTCCAGTAGTAAGTGTTGTTGCCTCAGCATTACGAACATAAGTTGCGTTTGAAGCATACTGGTTAACCCAATTAGTGCCATTATAAACAAGAGATTCATACTCTAATGGAGATGTAATGACAACATCTGAAAGGTCATCAATAGAACCAACAGTAGAAGAAGTGCCTGGAACAAACTTAGTTCCGTTGTATTTTAATACTTGATCACTTGTTGCGCCAGCAGGGTCAATTTCAACGCCCTTGACAAATAAAGATTTGAGAAAGTTAGCCATAATAGTCCTCTGTTAAGGTAGCACAGGGCTACCCTAAGCCAAGATTACTACTCGGTATTGGTTAGCAGTTGGGGCTGTCGCAAAGTATAGGGTAGTTGTGCTACTGGTGTTGACAATGTCAGCGTAGACAACTTCACCAGATGATACTTCATAAACACTAACTACTAAATCTGCGGTTGCAAGACCGTGTGTAATTGCATAGGAAGTAGCCGATGTAGAAAGAGTTTCAGAATGCTTTTTCTTTGTCCATACAGGAGCGGATGCGCCTGCAATAAGGGCAAACCCCGCAGTTCCAAGTGCAAGGGTGCTTGTTGTAGCAGAACCTGTTTGATAGACAATTGAACCAGCGGCCCCGCCAGTAACATTGGTTGCTGTTGTAGTGGTTGCAGAGTTACCTGTGTACTCAGTTGCTGACAGAACTTGAGTTCCAGCAACTTTAATTACTTTTCCAGATGCAAGGTCAATATGCTCAGAAGATGTCCAAGACGATGTAGCGGATACCCAGTTCCATGTCTTATCTCCACCAGCACCAGCCAGCAGGGTAATACCACCACCGTCTGCGGTGCTATTAGTAGGAGTGGCTACTGCACCAAGTTCAAGGTTTTTGTCATCCACAGTAATTGTGGTGCTAGAGATAGTAGTCGTTACACCGTTAACAACAAGGTCACCAGCAATAGTAACTGTTCCAGAAGCATTACCTAAGTTAAGAGTAGTTGCCGCACCACCAAAGTTAATTGTGGTAGCCGTGGTGTTAAGTAAATCAAAAGAAGTGCTACCTGTGGTAAGCGAGGTTGTAATTGCAGGACTGGTACCAAATACAAGGACACCAGATCCAGTTTCATCAGAAATGACTCCAGCCAGTTCAGCAGATGTAGTAGCCGCAAAAACACTTAACTTGTCAGTTGTCTTAGCAACATTAGTGATAGCGCCAGAGGCACCATTGACCGTTGTAACGCCCGTAGAGGATGTTAAATAGGTTGTGGTGTCTAG